GAAGTTGATGTCGGAGTCGATGAACAGCAGGTCGGTGCAGTCCGTCTCAAGGAAGTCCTTCACCAGCAGGTTTCGCGCACGCGACACCACGGAGCACCCGCAGATGCTGCCGATCTGGATGTTGATACCATGTTGTGGTGCGGACTGCGCGAAGCGGGCCAGCGAGATAGCCAGCTTCAGGGAGACTTTGAAGTCGTAGGCAGGCAGCGCAATAAATACGCTCCTGCCCACAAGGTCGTAGCTCTGTTCAGTCACAGATCACCCGTAGAAAACAGTGGCAGTTAGGTTAGCGGGCAGCCCTACGTAGATGCCGGTTTCAGCAAGGATACCTTCGCCGGGAACAAGTATAGAGTAAGCAACAGCGTTGTAGCTGTCGACTTCCATCAAAATGTCCATATATACCGACACATTACCTGTGCCTGACGCCGCCGTGGTAACCGTAAAAGTCGTAGCGTTAGCAGTAAGCACTGTATACGCATCATCTACAGCGGTGCCGCTAGTAAAGTCCAACCACACCCGGTCACCGGCGACTAGAGTGTTAGCCACAGTCACCGTCAACGTCGTCGAGGCGATGCTGTACGTGCCAGTCTTGGGGGTGTTGTCCGCAAAAACAGCGTTTCGCGGCGCTGCAGCAGCGTTTGCAGAAACAACAGCCCCCTTAAGGCGAGTACGAGCGGCATATGCCACGCCAGAAGCGGACATATGCTTAGATTTAACGTCGTATTGCATGCCCATGTTAACGGCCCCTGTTACGCGGAGGCCGGGAACTGAGCGCCGTTGTCTGCACGCTGCACATACTCAAGGGTGAGGATGAAGCGACCAGCACCAAGGGTGCCCGTGCCGACTACGTCGCGGATGTAGACGACGGTGTCGGCAGTGGTCGACGTTTGCCAAGCCAGCTGGGTGGCGGCGGTAGCCGTGCCACGGAAACGACCACCAGCCGTAGTGGCGACAGCCGCCATAAGCTGCGCACCGCCCGAAGAGGTGCCCACCGAGATAGTCGTGGTGCCCGTAGTGGCGGCGACGACCTGATCGACGATGATGTCGATGATCTGCGAACCAGCTGGGATGATGAAGGCTGCAACGTCGTAGTTGCCGGTGGTGGTGCCAGTCAGGTCGCCCGAGTCGTACGACTGCACAAGGGTGGCGAGACCAGTGTTCCTAGCCGCACCTTCTTTGACAGTGCCGGAGCGCAGCGGGCCGGAGAAAGTCGTGAAAGCCATCTTAGTTCCTCACATACAAGATAGGTACACTGGTCGGTATGTCGTCTAGCCGGGGCTAGTCCAGTGCACCGGTTTACCCGGAGTAGAGGCAGTATACAGAAACTGTAGGCCAGCGGAAGAGGCTAAGCTTCGCCCTTGGTTACAGGCGCGCCTTTGGCGTCGAGTAGGACGATTTGGGGTTTCGGGAGTGGAAACCCTTCGGGCCAACGCATTTCAGACAGCCGGTCCTTGGGGATGCGGGTAATAGAAACCGCGTCACCTTGGTTGCCGCCGAGCACATGCAGGTGGGTAGCGTCCTCGCCGACGTAGAAACCCACGTGGCCACCGCCCTTGCGCGTGAAGACGAGGATGCAGCCGGGGCGCGGGTTGAGGAGCTTACGGCCCCATTTACCCCATTCCGACGCGCGCACAGCGATAGGAGGGGGCACAAAGCCGCAGTAGTCCATGACGTAGGCCACATACAGGCCACACCAAGGAAGGGAGTCGGCGGTGTAGGGAATGCCGAGTATTTTGGCCCCGAGCTTCTTGCCCCAGCCCATGATGGTCAGGTTGTTACCCGACCCCGGCACTTCCCGAATACCGATCAAGGACTTGGCGTGTGGCATCCAGTCGATCATGATTTTTTCCAACTCGCGACAATACGGGCGATATCTGCGGCCGAAGCGCCGCCCATGTAAAGTAGGGCAAAGAATGCCTGCGAAACGATCAGGGCGATAGCCACATCCCGCAGAGGTCCACCGTCAGACAGCTTCCACACAATACCCACGAGCAGGGCCAGCGTGACGGCCACGTAGCCAATGGTCACCCACCGTCGCCAGTGAAAAGAAGGCTCTGGTAGCGGGTCTTGGTTGTCGGTCACTGCTGCTCGCCTCTTTCGATGCGGTCTAGCTGTTCCTTCATGGCCTTGGTGCGCTCATCCAAGCGCGCCAGCGTGCCGTCAGCCAACGGGCTGGCAAGGCGTTCGAGGGTAACAACGCGCTGGTTGATGCCACCGCCCCAGAAGACGAGCGCAGCGGCTTGGACTACCAAAGCGACGATAACGCCGATCATGGCCCAGTTAAGGTTACGGGCGTCAGTATGCAGGGTCATTGGCGTACCGTTTGTTCGTGGGTTTTGTTAAAAAACCCCCGCCGTTTCCAGCGGGGGTTTCTTGCGCCAGTGTTAGGCGCCAGCCGAGCCGTACATGCCCAGCGGGTCAGACCAACCGAAGCTGTAGCGTTCGCGGCTCTTATACCGGACGTTGCCGGTATCGAAGTCGCCGTCCATCGAGTTGGACATCGGAGCACGCACGAAGTGCTTCAGGCCGTTCGGCACGTCGGTGGTCAGGAACCACGCGTCAGCGTCGGTCAGGAAGTGGTTGACCGCATAGCCGCCCGGGATGGAGCCGTTCGACTTGAGCGCGTTGATGTCGTTGTCAGCGGTGCCAACACGCAGTTCGGTGTCGAGCAGTCGCGTAGCGACGAACATCAGGGCCGGAGGAAGGATGAGCTTCTTCGGCTTGGCGGCGATCAGCAGACCACGTTCGTCGGTCCATGCAGCGATCTGGATCACTGCAGCTTCCAGCGAGGTTTCGTTGAGGTCGGCAGCGGTCGACGGGATGTTGGAGTTGACACCGCCCGAAACCAGCGGGTGCGAAGCGCTGAACAGAGCCACGCCGTCACCACCGGGGTAGTTGGCGGAGAAGCCGTTGTTCAGAACCGCAGCAGCCTTGGTCTGCTTGGTGTACGACATGGCACGGGCCAGAGCCTTGGTGTAGCGCGAAGACAGCGAAGCGTAGAGGTTGTCCTCAACAGCTTCCTCGGTCAGCGAGAAACCCAGTGCGATGGTCTCGTGGTTGTAGCGGGCCGTGAAGGCTTCCTGCGCGTTGTCATACGCGATGGCAGAACCTTCGTTCTTGACCGGAGCAGCCGAGAAGCCCGACAGCTTGGTCTCTTCTTCAAAGGAACGCTCGGACGACTCCGTCTCGAAGATTTCCTTATGCTCTTCGCCGTACCGCTTGTACTCCAGACCGAACAGAGCGTTCAGTCCCGGAAGCAGTTCTTTGAGGAGTTGGGCGCGTGAAATAGCCATTGGTCACGTCCTCCTTAGACGCCGGTCGGGTTGTTGTACTGGTGCATACCAGCATTCCACTTGACGATGACCTCGGTGTACGAAGCTGGGTTAACAGCAAGCGCAGTCTCTTGGACGATGTCGATGATACGAACCGGCAGGGTGCTGGCCGTAGCAGTGGTGGAGCTGATCGAAACCCGCGAGTTGCCAGTGACAGTGCTACCCGCCGTCTGGATGAGCGCAGAGTTTTCGCCGACGACAGCGCGCGAGACGTTGCCGATGGTGCTGGTTCCGGCAGCCGTGACAGCAACCTTGAACAGCGCGTTGGGGTCATCAATGACGTAAGCCATGATGTCCGCGATGGCGAGACCGCCGGGGTAGAACTGACGGAACGTCTTACCGAAGGTAGGGTCCGTGTAGGTGCAGCCGAGGAAGACGCCGACCGGCGTGGCGGTGGCAGTGCCAACGTCCTTGCCGAGGGTGCCGGTGGAGCCCAAGTTCACGACGTCACCGTTGAAGATAGCGGTGGCGGAGCCGGAAGCGATGGGGATGAGTCGGGTAGAACCCGCAAAGACTTGACCACCGATCAGGTTGATCGGAACAAGGCCGTACGGGGCGTCAACTTGGGGGTATGCCATTTAAGGCTCCTAGTTATTTGCCTTTGCCAAAAGAGGCCGAAGACTTCCGTTCAGAGAACAGAGGCATCCTCGGGTCGTTCTCACGCATGAAGTTGTTGTCGACCGACTCCATCTGAGCGCGGGTTCTGTCGCCATAGTAGGCGGCGCGCTGTTCGACGAACTCGACGGGCATCTTGCAGAGCAGGAGGCCAGCAACTTCCACGTTGTCTTTGAACCGGCTGCTGGGGTCGACCATCATCTTGAACTGGGGTTGTTCCTCGATGCGGACCGGCTCCCACCCTTCGCGTGTCTTTGCAGACATGTTCTGGGCGTCAGCGGTTCCTTGCAGAGATGCGCGCACCCAACGGTAGGCGTATCCCGGCTGTTTGTCGGGCTCAGGCAGCGTTGCCGCCGGTTGCCACGACTTGGGGCGTTCTGTGGTTGCACGCGTTGCGGTTTCACGCGGTGCACGGTTTTGCGGGGCGGCGTTGTCCAAGATATCAGTCATTGTTGTTCTCCAGTTTGATAGCTTCCCGGGCGTACTGTTCAGGTGTCAACCCGAACTTCTTGGCCAGAGCTACTTGCGACTTTGTGAGTACGACCTTACGGGAAGCGGTGCTTCGCGTAGCCGGAGCAACGACCGTCGATGGACGTCGTTTTTCGCCCTTGGCGGGCTTCGAGTCCCCGAAATACTCCGGGAACCTGCGCTGCATCGTGGTGTCCACGGAGCGCCAGTATTCGTCAGACCCGACAAATGCTTTGCCGTGCTGTTGCTCAAGCTTTTGGTGAAGCCCGAGAGCGGCGGCGGTCATCTCTGCGTCTGTGCCCCACCACGTATTGCGCTTTTGCCACGCTTCCGTTTTAGGGTCCACACGCGGTTGTTCCGGCGCGACTTGGGGTTGGTATACTTGCTCCACAGGCTGCTGTAAAGACGGTTTGTAGTCGTTGAGCTGTTGTGTTCTCAGGGCTGCAGCAGTGATGCGTTCCTGTGCTGCGACAAGAGCTTCGCTATCCCCGGTCTCGTGGGCGGCGATATAGTCGCGGCGGGCAGCAGCCATGTCACGTTCAGCAGCGGCCTTGTAGCTGTCGAGCAGCCGGGTTTCCCCTACTGACAGCGTGTTCTTCAGGGCGCGGTTCTCGTCGAGCACCCGTCTGGCGACGTTGATGGCCTCTTCCTGCTCACGCTGGACGCGTTCTTTCTCGCGTCGCTCGTCGTGCCACACCTTCTTCAGCTGCTTCAGCCGCTGTTTGACCTTCTCGCTGTATTCGCCAAGGTCATCTGCCTCAAGCTCCTCAACAAGGTCCTTGGGCATAGGCGCGCGGTCCCGGTCTTCTTCCGGGGTATCATCGACTTCCTCGATTTCTACGGCTTCTGCGTTGTCGTCTTCGATTTCAAAGCCAGCGAAGTCGTCGTCTTCGATGTCTGTCTCGTTGTTAGGGTCAGTCATGTGCGCCTCCTTGGGGCGTTGTTTGTTTAAGCGCGGCGGATGCCACGGGGGTCCTCGACCACACCTTCCACTGCGTCGTCGTTGATAATCCGGAACTCCATGCCGTGGATTTTGACACGGGTACCTGCGTGCGGGCGGACGAGGACGAAGTCGCCTTCCTTGCACCACGGGCCTGATGGGACCCGGGTCTTGTCGCCGTAGCAGTCCGGGCCAAGCTTGACGACGAACAGCACCGTGGTGAGCAGCTCCTCGTTGTGCATCGTGATGTCCGCTTTCAGCAGGCCACTCTCGTAGGCCTTGTCGATCTGCGGGATGCTGCACAGGATGCGGTAGCCACTGGGGTCAGGCAGCTGTTTGGCTGCGCGGGCGGTAGCTTCCTCGTTAGCAGAGTCGTCGTTGTCTTTGGTGTAGTGTTCTGGAAGGATAAGTTTTGGCTTAGCCATCGTCGTTCTCCATGTGATCTGTGACATCCATCATGATGCCTTTTGCAAGCAGGTAGCCCCGGACGATGCCGCAGCGCCACTTGTAGTCTCCGTAGTCCGTCGCCTTGCCCTCACCCAGCGAAGTGCTGGATTTGGCGATCTCCTCGTCGATGCGGTCTACGATGTGTCTAAGGACACTACTGTCCATCAGTCTTCTCCTTTGCGGGCTCTGTTTGCGGAGCCACGGGTTGTTTACGCTCTCTCATGGCCTCGGTTTCCTTGGCCACGTCTACTCCAAGGCGCATGCCCTCCAGCTTGTCTTTTGACTCAAGCTGCCCTTTGGCTGTAGCGACCTTGGCCCCGACCTGCAGGCCAGCGATGCGCTCTTGTGACGCGATGCGCTCCCGCTCGATGTCCAGCTTGTCCTTCTCTGCCGCTGCGCTGACGAGGACCTTCTGCTGCTGGATTTTGAGGTTGTCTTCCTTGACCTTGGTCTCCCGGTCCTTGAGCTGCAGTTCGACCTGCTGCATCTGCACGATGGGGTCCTGAGCCTGCTGCTGCGCCTGCTGCTGTTGAGCTTTTTGCTGGCTCTCCTGCAGGACCTTGGACGCCGACGCTGCTGCCAGACGGGAAATCTCCAGTTCCGTATCCTCGTCCATCTCCGCGTCCGGGGCCGGGTAGGGCACACCAGCCGCGTCCTCGATCTTCTTGCGGTAGGCGAACGCCACGTGTTCCGAAATGTGCGCCGCCATAGCAGCCATCATGGCCTGAGCATTGGGGCTTTGACCGACGACCTTCTGGATTTGTGGGTCCTGAATAGCCGCCATGTGCACGGCAATGTGGGCGTCGTGGTCTTGGTAGATGAACGCCTTGACCGGCTTGCCGTTGATAATGTTCATGTTTTCCGACACGGGGTCTGTCGGCTTGAGGTCGTCGTCGATGGGGATGAGCTTCTCTGCGTTGCGCACGCCCAGCACGTCCAGCATCTGTCTGTGCAGGTAAGGCAGGTTGTAGAGCTGCGGAGCCCCTTGAGCCATCTGCATGACGGCTTGGTACTGCACGACCTTCTGCGCCATTGTGGCGGCGTTAGGGTCGCTTACCGGGATGACATCAACCGCGTCGTAGTCGTCTTTCTTGGCGCTACGCGTGCCGTCCTCGGGGTCATACTGGTAGTCGTCCGAGGTGTAGTCCCGGATGATGTCCTTGAGCAGCCGGAACTCTTGACGCATCGAATAGTGGATGCGCGCCTGCACAGCGGACATGACCTTGAGCGTCCGCTCCAAGATAGCCAGCGTCGTACCCACAGGAGACTGCGCCGACATATCACTGACCTTGAGGTCAGCAGCGCTGGCGAACCGACGCCCCTCGTCCACAATAGTTCCCAGCAGGGTGTAGAGGACTTGGCTAGGCTCCTTGTAGGGCAGCGGCATGATGTTGTCGCGCATGGTCCCGCTGGCCACGTCCACGTCACGCCACTCACCCGGACCGATGGGGGTGTCGTCCCCCTTGACCCTGAGCCCCTTGGTCTTGAAGCCACCGGGCAGATTAGACAGGGTACCTGCATCGACCAGTTGACGGATAAGCGCCGTGCCGGACTTGGCGAACGCACCGATCAGGTGGATGAGGCCGAAGGCATAGAAGCCAAAGCCCGGGATGTAGGAGTAGTGGACGAAGTGGTTGCGCTTGGCCTGCGTCTCGTCGTCAGGGTGCCAGTTGCGGCGGATAGCCAGAATAGTGGACGTGCTCTTCTCGATAGTGACCACGTAAGGCAGGCCGATGCCTGTGGGCTTGCCGTCGTCCTTGTCCTCGTAACCCTCAAGGTCCAAGTCGACGTGCATCTCCAGCAGCTTGTAGCGGTCGTCCGATGAGGCAGTGAACCCCATCTGCTCGGCGATCTTCTTCTCCACCTCGTCGAAGGTATTAGTGGGCTCCGCAAGCTCGACCTCCCGGTAGAAGCCAGCCTTCTGCAGCTTCTTCACCTCGTTGGGGGTCTTGCGCATGACGTGGGTCACGCGCTCGCTGGTCTGCAGGTTAGAGGCCCCGTAGGGGACAACGATGTCTTCCGCAGGGATAAACTGCGAGGTCTGGCGCTGCAGGTTGGGGTCGTAGTAGACCTTCTTGAACGCATTACCGGCCAGTCCAAGGCCCCACAGCATGCGCTCATGCTCCGGGCGGTACTCCACCATGCGCTCGGTCAGCTGGTAGTTCATGTCGACCTGCACGCGCTCGGCAGAGTCCTTCTTCTCCGGCGTTTCCTTGCCGATGATCTGCGTCTTGACCGGCCCCGCTGCCGGGAAGGTCTCCATCATGGTCTCTGCTTGGAACTTGACCAGCGCTTCGCTCAGCAGTGGGTGATATACACCGCACGCACCCGGCCACGGCTCCGTCCGCTCCTCGATTTTCATGCCGAGAAGCTCCAGACCGTCGACGTAGGTCTGTATCCAGTCCTTGCGGGAACTGATGTCGTCCTCGAACTCGCCCAGCAGGTCATCAGCGAGGGCCTCAAGGACCTTGTCGTCCATGTCCTCAGCTAGGTTTGCGTTGAACTCCTCGTCCTCCTCCTCGTCGAGGTCGTCGTTCATGTCCTCGGCTTCTTCGCGGTCCTCGTCGCTGATCTCGATCTCGATCTCCAGCACGGGCTCGTCGCCGTCGAGCATCGGCAGGTCTTCCAGCGCATCTAGACCCATGGGGGCTCGGTTAAGAGCTTTGTCGACGGCCATCAGTAATATCCCTTGCTGCGGTTACTCTTGAAGTAACGCACTTCCTCTGGCTCGTCGAGATTAGTGCTGATGTAGCCACCCTTGCGGAACCGCATGAGGGCCATGGAGGTGCTGTCGACAAAGTCGTCGTGCGAACCTGCGGGAAAGCTGGCCACCTCCTCGATGACCTCCTCTGCCCAGTGGGTGTTGGGTGCCCAGACTCTGCCGGAGGCAAAGATGTCGCTGCAGGCATTGAGACGACTAATCTTGTCGTTACCCTTGGTAGGGGTAAAGTCCTGCACAGGGATGCCCATAGCCCGCATCTCATAGACGAGCGGCGCACCGGAGGCCTTCTTCTCGATGATGACGCTGTCCGGCTGCCAGTCGTTATACTCCTGTATCGCCTTCTGCTTCAGGCGCGGGAACTCCATGCGCTCCCGAAAAGCGTTCAGCAGGATGATGTTGGCCTGTTTTGTCCCGGTATCAGGGTCGTCCCTGTAGAAAACACCCCACGTAGTAAGCGCTGAGTAGTCGGACCGCTGTGACTTCTCGAACGCCGTGTCCCACGACTGCAGGGTAAACTCGATCTGCGGCGGGTCCTCGTGTGGCCACTTCTGCCACCACTCCCGCTTGATAATGGCACTGGTGTCGCTGGTTGGCTGCTGCTGGTACTGCGCCATCCACTTGGAGTTAGGCAGTTCTTCCTTCAGGGCCTCCAGTTCCTTCAGCGGCCAGAACTCTGGCCACGTCGGCTTGCCTGACGGCAGGATGGCCGGGAACTCAATGACCTCCCAGTCCTCACCACCCCGCTGTGCAGCGGCCTCCAGCACGCGCCCCACGAGGTCCCGCTTGGACCAGCGCGTCATGATGATAACGATAGCCCCACCGGGCTGCAGGCGCTGTCGGGGGCCGGAAGTGAACCACTCGTAGGTCTTGTCGTAGATTTCCGGGTTTACCTCGGCCAGCGCAGCTTCCTGCTCGGAGTGCGGGTCGTCGATAATGAGCACGTCAGCACCCTTACCGGTGACGGCACCGGAGATACCAATGGCGAAGTAGTCGCCGCCTGCACTGGTGTTCCAGCGTCCAGCGGCCTTGGAGTCGGACTGCAGCTGCAGGTCGGGGAAAACCTTGCGGTAGCGGTCAGTGTCGACGAGGTTACGCACCTTACGACCGAAGCCCACGGCCAGTTCTGCAGTGTGGGAGGCCTGAATGACCTTCTTGCCGGGGTGATTGCCCAGAAACCATGCTGGAAGCAGGAAGGAGCCGAACTCCGACTTCGTATGTCGTGGCGGCATGCAGATGATGAGCCGCTTCAGGGTGCCGTTATTCACCCGTTCGAAGGCTTCACCGATGATGTTGTGGTGTCTGCCGTCGATGAACCCGGGCCACATCTGTTTGACGAACGGCACGAACTTTTTCTGGGCCTGTTCCTGCTCGCGCATCTCCGTCAGCTTGTCCAGCTCCGCAAGAAGCTGATTTTGCTCTGAAATAGACAGAAAAGGCAGTATTTTCGGGATGTCCGCCAGTGGTGGAAGTCTCGTGCCCATCAGGCACCTTCAGGCGGCGTGGGAGCTGACCTGCGCTTTGCGGCGGGAGCCTTGATCGGCTCGTCAAAGATGTCGTGTGTCGGGTTTGTTGCTTGTTTTGTGGGGGTTACGTCGATGATGTTTGCGCTAAGCAGGCGCTGAACCCGGTCACGGATGGCACTTTCAAGCTCGCCGGGGCTCTTGTAGTTGATGGTGACCTCACTGCGTTCGGTAAACAGGCCGATGTCGGAGTGTCTGCCAAGCAGTTCCAGCGCTTTCAGCTCGTATTTGGTGTCGCCGCAGTCGGCAATCTCAACCAGTTTGTTGGTAATAGCCGTCCGAATACCCACTGCGTCCATAGCCAACTGGCTTCCGTAGGTCCGCAGGAAAGAAGCCGTAGTCAAAGCCATCGCAGGGTCGCGCATGGCAGCGTAGTCCTGCCTTTTCAGGGCTTCCGTGAACTTCTTGTCGTGGTCTTTGGCGAAGTCGAGGTCTGGTTTTACGCCCAACGCAGCGCCCAGCGCCTGCTGCGCCTCAGCAGTGTTGCCTGCCACCGCCATTTCCTCAAGAAACGACCCGGTCGTGTCGTCACTGACGTCATAAGGGACGCGGTGTTCTCGTGTGGGCTCTATTTCGACCACTGATTTGTCTTTGTGTAAGCAGCTGCGAAGCAGCCCCAGTGGTCCCGCTATACCGCGTAGTTTGTAATGTCTTCAAGTGAAATACTGCACAGCATGGCATGTCCAGCAGTGAACGCCTTCGCGCGTGACGTAGAAGCAAAACTTGCCGTCAGGGTTAACTTCCGGGTTCTCGTCGCACGGCGAGCACACCCACGCGTCTATGTGTCCCGGCGGTCCGTACAGGTCACCTTCGGTGTCGGCACTGTGAGCGGTTAGTTGCGTCGGCTGGTTACCGTCTGGTGTCCAGTCACCCTCAGCAGCAGGCCCTACGTGTTTTGCAGGGAAGACTAAGACTTCAGCGGTCACGGCAAGCTCCTGAAAAACAAAATATACCCCCCGGGGGTCTGGTTTTCAAATAGTGACGGGGGGGTTTCCTATGTGGCTCGCGCCTGCTTAGTGGACTTTGTGAACTAAGTGGGCTGGCTTTGGGCAGGGGTATTTGTTTGTGCAGATTACTAAGTAAGCGCGGGGGCCGGAGTCCCATCTGACGTTTAGGGGGGTCCCCCTCGCGTCCCGCCGCGTCATACACATCTGTATGACCCCCCACCCCCCTAACCCATTGAAAAGGCTAGGCTTTTACAAGGCGGTTGACATAGGTAACCCCATATGGGACACCTATTGAACCGGCGGCGAACCCGCCTCCGGCTTTTGAAAAAGGGACTACACAATGACTAACCCCACTCACGAAACGGAAGCCCACAAGGCGGAGCGCGCAACGGCTCGCATTCTTGAGCAAGCCGCAAAGCTTGGCGGCGGCGAAGGCAAGGCCGCCGGAACTTTCGATGGTTCGCGTCGCATCCTCGCTCAAGATATCCGCAACGCACCCGACTATGGCCGTGGCTGGCACTTGCTTACCGCCAGCAACGCGAAGGGGAATGAGGTTACCCGCTTCGCCATGATCGCTTGCCTGCAGGCTTCGTTTGTTGACGCATACGTTGCGGCGGCGGAGGCAAAGGGCATGACGAATAAGGCCGCGAGACTTTCCGCCGCTTCCGCGTGGTCCTCGCTTAAGAAAACCCATGCGGTTAACATCGAAGCGGAAGAGGTTGCGAGAGAGCAAGCCCTCGCAAGGCAAGCCCTCATTGACGCGGGTGAAGATGTTGCCGCCATGGATGCGGCGGAAGCGGCGGAACGCGGCGCGAAAAAGCGGGCCGACGTCGTGACGAACATCCTCAAGAGCGCATCCACCGATATGGTCGCGGCTATGGTGCTCCGCGCGGAGCGTGACGCAATGGAGCTTGATACAGATAAGCGGCTCGACAGTGTCATTGCCTCGCTCACGGACATTGTGTGGGAACTTGGCGGCGACGAAGCCACAAAAGCCGCGACGGAAGCGGCGAAGAAAAAGGCGAAGGCCGCCGCGCCGATCAAGTAACCCCTAGACCATCCTCCCCACTGACCCCCATGCCGCGAGGCATGGGGGTTTTCTTTTGCCCGGACCCGGCCCACCGAGACCGTTCCTTGGGGCTGACAGCAGCGCCTCCGGCCACGGCCCCCACCGAGACCGTTCCTTGGGGCTGACAGCAGCCCGTGGCCCTGCGTGACCCATACAGATGTGTATGCCCTGCCCATCGAGACCGTTCCTTGGGGCTGACAGCAGCCAATATACAGATGTGTATGGCGTCGGCTAGGGTGTGGTTGACATAGGTAACCCTTTGGTCTATACTTAGCTTATGTGGGACTTCACCCACTGCAACGAAGACAAAGGGACTGAAAATGACCAAGCAAGCAACGAGCGCCCCGGTACAGATGTGTATGGCCGTGGATATCGTCGAGAAGGCCCGCGAGAGCGGCTTCAACGTTGGTTCCGGGTGGGGCGCTATGCGCGCCGTGGCGCAAGATATCACCAACGAACTGGGTGGCGGCTGGCAACGGCTGCAGAAGTCTGGTCTGTCGGGTAACGAAGTGGCCCGCTACGCTTCCATCCAGTGCGTGCTTGAAGCCTACCGCGCGGGCTTCATCGCCGGGGCCGTACAGAAAGGTATGGATGAGGACAAGGCCAAGGCCAAGGCCAGCCGTGGCCTGCAACTGCTGAAGGAGCACGCCGACAACATCGACGCTGAGGCCCTCGCTGCGGCTGCTGTGGCGGAGGCACAGGCCCGCATTGAAGCGGGAGAGGACGTGGCAGAGGTGGAAGCAGAGGTCGCAGCGGTGCGCGGTGCGAACGACGCGAAGGACTGGCGCGAGACTGCCCTCGCGGGTGCCTCCAAACTGATGCGCGAGGCCCTGATCTACCGTGGCGGGCGTGACGCCATGAAGCTCGACGCTGACCCTGTGGTGGATGACGCTATCGCAGCATTCACTGACGCCGTGCTTGGTCTGGGTGGGGATGAGGCAACCAAGGCCGTCTATGAGGCCGTGGCCAAGAAACTGAAGGCCACTGCACCTATCGCCTAACCCACAACACCACCTGACCTACTGGCCCCGCTGCGAAAGCAGCGGGGCTTTTTTGTGCCTACTGCCCAGACCCATGCCGCTTGGCGAGGTCTCTATCGAGACCGTTCCCTAGGGCTGACAGCATTGTCACGTAACGCCACGCTTATACAGATGTGTATTTCACTTAAGCTGTTTGATGTTCAGGGTTGCTTCAGCACCTAACGCAGCTGCTGCACGGGCGATGGTATCCAGCGTTGGCTTTGCGTCCTCTTGTTCCAGCCGAACGATGCTGGTGAACGGAAGGCCAGTCAGTTTTGCTAACTGGTAGTGTGTTAAGCCCAAACGCTTCCGTGCGGCGGCGAAGAGCTGCGCCGTGGGTGCGTAGTCGAACATTGTTATTCCTTCCTCGGAGGTAATAGTTAACTCCGAGGAAGTAGCTTACTTCCGAGGAAGTAGCAACGCGTAATGCCGTAACAGGCCGCGTAATGCACTCTGGTCAGGCCACCACTGGATTGTAAGGGCGT